GTCCGTAGATTGGTCGGACAAGTTCATCATCGCGCAGAACACCGCCTTCGATGGGGCCATACTGAAGTGGCGCTATGGAGTTAACCCTAAGGGCTGGCTGGATACGCTGGGTATGTCCCGGGCGTTGTACCCGCATGCCAAGTCTCATAGCCTGAAGTCGCAAGCAGAACGGCATGGTATTGGTGTTAAGGGCACCGAGGTTATCAACGCGTTGGGCAAGCGGTATATGGACTTCAGCCCTATCGAACTAGAGCGATACGCAGAGTATTGCTGCAACGATACGGAACTAACCTACGCCTTGTTCAACACCTACATGGGTATGGGGTTCCCTCGTATCGAGTTGCAGTTGATCGACCTCACACTGCGTATGTTCATCGACCCCGTGCTGCAACTCGACAAGCCAGTGCTACAGTCACATCTGGCGGAAGTCAAAGAGATCAAGGCCAACCTGCTCGATACTGTGCGGGACATGATGCTGGCTGATGGCGACCCCGATTACACGCACCAAGTGTTCTCGGAAGGTACTGAAGGCATTAAGAAGTTGTTGATGAGCAACGACAAGTTTGCAGAGGTATTGCGTAGGTTTGGTGTGGAGCCTCCAACTAAGATTAGTTTGACCACGGGCAAGACGGCATATGCTTTTGCCAAGACAGATGAGGACTTCAAGGCGCTGGAGGAACACCCAAGCCTAGAGGTGCAGGGGCTCGTGGCCGCACGGCTGGGTAACAAGAGTACGTTGGAAGAGACGCGCACCGAGCGCTTTATTGGCATGGCGGATCGTGGCGTGTTCCCTGTACCCTTGCGGTACTACGGGGCACATTCCGGCAGATGGAGCGGCCAAGACTTTGTGAACCTCCAGAACTTGCCGTCACGCGGGGCTAACGCAGGGAAGATCAAGAAGGCGATCATTGCACCCCCCGGATACAGGGTCATTGACTGCGACTCCTCGCAGATCGAGGCCCGCACGCTGGCGTGGCTGGCAGGACAAGATGACTTGATACAAGCGTTCGAGAACAAAGAGGATGTGTACAAGATCATGGCGAGCCGTATATACAATGTGCCAGTCTCGGAGATTACCTCGGGCCAACGTCAGGTAGGCAAGGTCGTTATTCTCGGTGCAGGTTACGGAGTAGGGCACGTTAAGCTGCAGGCATTTCTTAAGCAACAGGCCAAGGTAGAGGTATCCCTAGAGGAAGCCAAGCGCATCATTGACGCCTACCGGGCGACGTACTTCCGTATCCCTATGCTGTGGAAGTCTGCAGGTAATGCACTCAAGGCGCTGGCACTGGAGCAGGCTATGCAGATCGACGTACCGGGTATCGTCAAGGTTGTTCCCGGCAAAGGGCTCACACTCCCCAACGGGTTATTCATCCAGTACCCAGACCTCAAGCGAGTGATTACGAAGTCCCTGCAGGGTGAAGAGAAGCAGCAGTGGTCATACCAGTCCAAGGGACTTCCTGTGTACGTCTACGGGGGAAAGGTTGTGGAGAACTTCTGTCAGGCTGTGGCCCGCTGTGTTGTGGCAGAGCAGATGCTGCGTATCGCCAAGCGGTACAAGGTGGTTTTGACCGTTCACGACGCGATAGCCGTGGTAGTCAAGCAGGAGGAAGCCGCAGAGGCTAAGGCGTACGTCGAGGCGTGCATGTCATGGCGTCCCAAGTGGGCTCCGGACCTACCATTAGCATGTGAGTCAGGTATGGGAGCTTCGTATGGAGACTGTTAAAATACAGTCCCAATCAACTGAATAAAGAACACACATGGCACTCGCATTTTCCTACAGCGCGATCAAGGATTTCCAAAATTGCGCTCGCAAGTACCATGTGGTTCGTATTCTGAAGCAATACAAACAAGGCGACACCACAGCTACCCTCTATGGGACCGCCGTGCATACCGCATTTGAGAATTATGTCAAAGACGGCACCCCACTACCAGAAGCTTTTCAACACTACCTGCCTTTCGTGGAACCTCTCACCAAAATCCCCGGAGAGATCAAATGCGAACTCAAACTCGGGATTCGTAAAGACTTCACGCCATGCGAATTTTTTGCCCCGGATGTATGGTTCCGCGGGTTGCCCGACTATCTCGCACTTAACCACGACAAAGGCATTGCGCGAGTCGTAGATTACAAGACTGGCAAGTCCAGTCGCTATGCAGATACAGATCAGCTAGAGCTTATGGCCGCTATGGTCATGGCACACTACCCAAAGATCAACACCGTTAAGGGTGTCCTTCTATTTGTGGTTGCCAAGGATGCAGTCAAAGCAGAGTACACACGCGCTCAGCTACCTGAAATTTTCTCCAAGTGGGCAGGCCATGCAAGTATGATTGAGGCTGCATTGGAAGCAGGGGTATGGAATGCCCGCCCCTCTGGGCTCTGCGGGTTTTGCCCCGTGGAATCCTGTGAGCATCACCGATAGGAACTTATGGCCACCAAAAAAAGAGACTACGTTTCGGAGTATAAAAATTATCAGGGCACTCCGAAGCAGCTTAAGGCTCAAGCAGAGCGCCACAAGGCCCGCCGCATCTACGAAAAGGCTCATGGCACCCTGCCAGATAACGTAGACGTAGACCATAAGAAGGCTATGTCCAAGGGTGGGACTACGAGCCTAAGTAACCTTAGAGCCGTACCCGCAAAGAACAACCGAAGCTTCTCCCGCACCAAGACCGGGACGCTGAAGTCGCAAACAAGCAAGCGGGAAGCCGCTAAGTAGAGTAGTATCCCGGAGACGCTTGTCATTTGGCGTCTCTCCTGAGTGTTGGTTTTTGCACGGTAGTTCACCCTACCGTGCTTTTTTCGTCCGTGAAAGGATTCTCCCGTGCAAATAATAGATAACAGGGCACTGCAATTCGTGACCCGCAAGGCAGACCAGATCACTGCGTTGATTCCGAAAAGCAAGGTGCTCGCCCGCAACGGCGACCAAGCCAAAATCCTCGTTAACTGGGGCCATGTAGAGGCGAAGCTTCTACGCAACCTGCAGATCAAAAACGTACCGCATCCCATAACGGGCAGGTACAAGTGGCCCGGGGTGTATACCCCATTCGACCATCAACGTACTACCGCAGCATTCCTCGCTACCCACCCACGGTGCCTTGTGCTCTCTGAGGCGGGGACGGGCAAGACCAGTGCAGCGGCATGGGCTGCGGACTACCTCATGCTGCAAGGTGAGATCAAGCGGGTGCTTATCGTCTGTCCCGTGTCTATCATGGACACCGCATGGCGGGCTGACTTGTTCCGTACGCTTATGCACAGAACCGTGGCAATTGCTACGGGTAGTAAAGCCAAGCGTCAACAACTGATTAACGGAGACTACGAGTTTGTCATCATCAACTTTGACGGGGTGAAGGTAGTACGCGAAGAGCTTGCGGCTGGTGGGTTCGATCTTGTTATCGTAGATGAAGCAACTGCAGTAAAGAGCACCACTACAGACCGATGGAAAGCTTTGTACAGCCTTATTAAACCCACGACCCGGCTCTGGCTCATGACCGGCACCCCCGCTTCTCAGTCGCCTACGGATGCCTATGGGCTGGCTAAGCTAGTCAACCCCAGCGCAGTGCCAAAGTTCTTTGGGGCGTTCCGCGACTTGGTTATGTACAAGATCACCAACTTCAAATGGGCTCCTAAAACTACCGCACAGGATACCGTGTTCAAGGTACTGCAGCCCGCGATACGCTTCACCAAGGCTGAGTGCTTAGACCTCCCTGACTTGTTGTACACCACTCGGGACATACCGTTAACGGTACAGCAAATGAAATACTACGAAGAGGTCCGCAAGTCTATGGTGGCTGTAGCGGCGGGGTCAGAGATTACCGCGGTCAATGCAGCGGGGCTGTTGAATAAATTGCTGCAGATATCATGTATAGCGTACAATACCGAAGTCTTAACTGACGCAGGCTGGATACCAATCCAACTTGTTACTCCGCAGCATCACGTTTGGGATGGAGTGGAATGGGTATCCCAGCAAGGGGCAATATTCAGAGGGGTAAAGCCTCTGGTTGCCATTGCCGGGGTTCGTATGACCGCAGAGCATAAGGTACTTACAAATGATGGGTGGGCAACGGCAGATGACATACTCAAATCCCGCTCGTCGGGCATTAGACTTGACTGGGCAAAGGTTCGGTTTCCTGACGGTACTGGCGCGAGCAGTATCAGCCCTGCGCGGCACTCAGTGTGCAAAATGGGCGTGCCAGTGCGATTGCGGAGCGATTGTGGAGCGGCAGAGCCAGTATCTTCGCAATACGAAGCGCGTGCATCCAAGAAGTTGTGGGTGCCACCACGGGAACGAAACGCACAAAATGACACAGGCACGCCCGTATCGCATATGGTCCGGTATGCGGCGGAGATGTTTAGACCCAAAAGACAAAGATTACCGAAACTATGGAGCGCGTGGGATAACTGTGTGCAAACATTGGGCGGATTCTTTCGAGAACTTTTGGGCCGACATGCAGGAGGGATACGCCGAGAGCTTGACGCTGGATCGGATCAACGTAGAGGGGCCGTACAGCCCAAAGAATTGTCGATGGGCTACGGCTACGGAGCAAGCCAACAATACACGGTTCAACCGTTGGATAGATACGCCAAAAGGGCGTATGACTGTGGCGCAGGCCGCACGGGCCTACGGGCTAAAGACGGTGACCCTAAGTGCACGACTGAAACGTTACGGTTGGCCGCTGGAGAAAGCCCTCACTACGCCGGGACGGAACGGGTTTACGACCTCTTAAATTGTGGCCCCCGTAGTAGGTTCGTGGTTCGCGGGCATAACGGAGAGCACCTCATTGTCCATAACTGTGGGGCCGCCTATACGACGGATCGGGAAGTCATTGAGTTTGACGTAAGCAACCGGGTGAATGAGCTACTGGATGTGATTGAGCAAACAACCCACAAGGTCATCGTATTCGTACCATTTCGCCACGCCCTAGAAATGCTGGAGCAAGCCCTTGCCAAGGCAGGTATCGCTACGGAGTCTATCCACGGTGGCGTGTCGGCAGGGCAGCGGGCGGAGTCCATCAAACGGTTTCAGACAGAGGAGCGCCCCAAGGCGCTCTTACTAATCCCACAAGCAGCCGCGCACGGGATCACGCTTACCAAAGCCGATACGGTAGTGTGGTGGGGGCCAGTGCCCTCCGCTGAGTTGTATCTGCAGGGCAATGCCCGGGCGCACAGGGCGGGGCAAGTTAACAAGGTAACGGTAGTTCGCCTGCAGGGCAGTCCCGTGGAGCGTCGGGTGTACGCTATGTTAGACGGTAAGGTTGACCTCCACCAAGGCCTAGTTGATTTATATAGACAAGAGATTGCTTGACACTCAGGCTAGACTGTGTATAATAAAGACTCCCAACCAAGGAAACAAAATGACCGACGAAACTAAGTATGATGCTGATAAGTTAGTGCGTGTGTATATCAAAATGCGTGATGCCAAGACTGCTATGGTCGCGGAGCATGAGGCTCGTTTAGCGGGCCTAGAGACCCAGATGGACGCTATAGAAGCTGAGCTTCTTACCATATGCAAGACTACCGGCCAAGATGGCGGCAAAACTGCTCACGGCTCTTTTACCCGCACGGTGAAGACCCGCTATTGGACTAGCGACTGGAGTGCTATGCACGCCTTCATTCGTGCCCACGATGCCGTAGACCTCTTGGAGCGCCGCGTAGCGCAAACTAACATGAAGCAGTTCCTGCAAGATAACCCCGGCTTGATGCCTGAAGGACTCAACGTCGATGCCAAATATTCCGTTACTGTAAGGAGAGCAACCAAATAAATTTACCCGTGCATTCCTGTGTTACCCGTGTCAACCCTATCCAACTAATATTAGTTACATATCATGTCTGAACTCACATTATTTAAATCCGGCGCTTCCCTTCCTGACTACCTTCGCGCTGACCCCGATGAATTCACCAAGCGTCTTGCTGGTGGCTCGACAGGCAAGACCATCTCCATCAAAGGCGGTGTGTGGCGCATGATCGTTGGCGGCGAGGAGATTGCCAAGAATGAGGACCGCGCCATGAATTTGGTAGTGGTCAATGCAGCCCCTTCTGTGGCCCGTACTTACTACGAAGGTGTTTATGAAGAAGGCGCAGCTACCAGCCCTGCCTGTTTCTCTGCTGACGGCAAGCTGCCAGACGCCACGGTTAAGGCTCCGCAAGGTTCTTCCTGCGCCACCTGCAAACAGAACATCGCAGGTTCTGGGCAAGGCGAATCTCGTGCGTGCCGCTTTAGCCAGCGTTTTGCAGTGGCCCTTGAGGGTGACTTGAGCGGTAACGTCTATCGCTTGCAACTCCCTGCCAAGTCTTTGTTTGGCCGCGCTGAAGGCGACAAGATGCCTCTGCAAGCATACGCTAAGTTTCTGTCAGGCCACGGTGTTCCTATGTCGGGCGTGGTTACGGAAGCCCGTTTCGATACCTCTGAAGCAGTTCCGGTCCTGAAGTTTCGCGCTATCCGTCCGTTGACGCGGGAAGAACTCACAGTTGCACGCGCCCAAGGAGCTTCAGATGACGCGGCACAGGCTATCGAGAGCAAGATGGTTATCAAGGAGACCCCGGCACTGGCCGCACTCCCCGCAGCTTTCAACAAGCCCGCTGAAGCACCCGCAGCAGAGCCTGCCGCTCCTAAGAAGGTTTCCAAGAAGCCGGAAGTAGTTGCGACTCCTGCCAAGGATGTGAGCGCTATGTTGGACGAGTGGGGCTCTGACGATGAGTGATGCCCGGGGTTATTCGTATTCGCTTGTGAAAGCGATCCAAGCGGCTGACCCCGCCCTCTTGGGGGTTCAGCTTGCCGACTACTGCCTGCATCATGAGATTCCTGTTGCCGCAGTGGCACGTACCCTAGGGGTAACTAGGCAGACTGTGTATTCATGGTTCACAGGAACCTTTCGGCCCCGGGGAGAGTGCATTGAGAAAATAAATAGTTTTATGACGGGTCCGCCTAAAGCACAGGCATAATCCCGTCCCGGGGCTAGGAGAAGCTGATCCCTTCTCGACAAAGCGGAACACGGGCCGCTGCCCCACCTTTTACCCAATTTATCCCGACCGTGAGGATGTGTGAATATTTCCTTCTATCATGCTGTATTGCCTCCTGAAGGCTTGTACTGTGCTTTAAGCATCAAAAACGGGACCGTGGTCCCTAGTTTCCACCCAACCATCCAAGACCTCGTTGACCGGGGCAATGTGCTACACGCACAGGACACCAACGTATTCTTTGCTCTGGCGGCATACACCGATGCCGCAGAGGGCCGCAAGGCAGCAAACGCGAAGGCACTACGCTGCCTTTTTGTAGATATAGATTGTGGCGAGGGTAAGCCCTACGAAGATCAGGCTGAAGGCGCTGCCGCACTTCGGGCGTTCGTTGCTACCACAGGGCTGCCTACCCCCTATATAGTTAACTCAGGCCGTGGGCTGCATGTCTACTGGCCGTTCCATGAAGTCCTTACTACGGCTACGTGGAAACCCTTAGCCCGCGCTTTCAAACAACTTTGTGTAGAGCACAAGCTGGCGATTGACCTGAGCGTGACCGCGGACCCTGCTCGGGTCCTGCGCATGGTGGATACGGCTAACCACAAGGTTACCCCGGCA